ATTGACTGGAGCTTGTTGTTGCATCATTTGAATTTGCATCAACTGCTCTCTAAATTCTAATTGAATCTGTTCTTGAGCCATCAAACTAATATGTTCTAAAATATTTTTTTGTATTGCAGCCATGACAGCAGGATTATTTCTAACCATGTTCGTAGACATAAAATTTAAGTGTGATGTAATGTGTGCTCTGTGATCTTGACCAGGAAAAGCTTGAAAAGGTTTGCCTGACATAGCCATAATGTGCTCCATACTTGGATCCATCGGTTGAACAGGTGCTGGTGGTGGTAAAATACCATCAATATTTTTTACACCAATCGCTTCGTACATAGTTCTGTACGCTTGATACAAATTATGTATCTGTGGATTTGATGTAGCTAATTGTAATTGAGTTTGAGCTAATGTAATTCTTTGCGACATAGAAAATATATTGGGATCTGCAACTGGCAGAATATCTATTCTCTCATCAAAGTCTGTTTGTTTAATAACTCTGGCACCGCCAACAACATCGTAAGGATATTCTGGTGGTAAATATGTAGAAATAATTTTTGATAATAATTTAAACTCTTGTCTCATAGAGCTATACAATCTTTTGTGTATTGCAGACATAACTTTAGATCCTCTCTCTAAAAGAGCGATCGTCGTGCCCACAGCTGCGTTCTGTGTGCCTTCACCAATTTGTAGTTCAGATATGGCCGCGAATCTTTGACCAGCTTGTACAACAATACCCATCAGTTGTAGTAATGTTGCAGATGGTTCTTTGTATGGTAGAGGAAAGAAAGCCTCTCTTAAATTACCACCCGGTGCATCCACATCTTTAAATTCACCTGGTTGTATCGGAGCTGCCTCGTCTCTAACTCTTACACCTCTTTGTTTAAATCCTGCAGGTAAGTTTGACAAAGTCCCTGCATCTAATAATTGGCGGAGAGCGACTGTTGCAGTTCTACTCAATCCGCCAATCATATGTATTAATCCAAATCCGTAAAAACCTAGTCCTGGCAGAAATTTAAAGTGGACAAAGTATTGTACTCTTTGTTTTTTTGGATCATTGGGTGCATAGTTCCTTCTGATAGAAAGAACCGTTCCGCTACCTTCTTCAACAGTTACGATGTAAGGTAGCTTGATACCAGTAGGTTTCCCTTCTGGACCAATATCTTCAAAGCCCTCTAAATCTAGATCCACATGACACTCTAACAAAGTATACATAGGAATTTGTTTTCCAGATTTTTTAGTGCCTTCTAATTCTTTTTCTTTTTTTGAAACTTCATCATTAACAGTCATACCTGGTGGTGTTAACTCTACATCAGAATAAAAACCTGCTACTTGTTGTTTTCTTAAATCATTCTCAGATATTTTTACAACGTGAATAATAGCTTCTGCTTCTGCTAAACTGTTTGCTGTATATGGTACAATTAAATCATCTGCAGGTACAAACTTAGAAACTGCTCTGCCTAATAGATCATCGTAATAAACTTTTTTAAATGTAGAACCAGCTAGTGGTAAATGGAATAACATAGAATCAAACTCTGGCTCGTATTCTTTCATTTGATCCATGATTAAATAATTCATGAAATCTTTTACTCTGTGTGCTTGTTGATCTTTTTGTGGTGTCTTAACCCCTAAGATCTGCGTTCTTACTGGACCATCACTTGGTAATAATTCTTTGTATGCTGTTGCTTGGAACTGCGTAACAGCTTCTGCTAGTACAGGGTGCGTGGCCCCTGAAGCACCTTGGAAAGGTTCTGTTCTATTTTCGTATTTAAAGCCTAAAAGATCTAGACCAGTTGTGTAAGATTTCTCCCACTCTTTTCTAGACATTTTATAATCTATGTAATTATTTTTTAATTCAGATCCTAATGGGTCTAAAATATCTGCAGGTAAAATATCTGCAAGATTATCAAAATGAGAATCTGTACCAGGTACATTTACCGCACTTGGTTCAAAGTCAATCGTTGCACCACCATCTTCTTCAGGTACAATTTCAACAGGACCTTTTTCTTTGATTTCTTCCTTTACCTCGACCTCTTCGCCCGGAACTTTAATTTGAGTACGAGTGTTAGGAAGTCCTTTATCTATATCTGCCATTTAAACTCCTATCGTTTTCTACCACGATTTAATAAAAAATCCAAGCCTTGTGGTGTAGGCCCTGATTCTGGTGGTGGTCCTGATGATTTACCTGCTAATTTAGCTATACCTCCGCCTGCAAAATCATAAGCTAATCTTGGATCAAAACTTGCTCCACTAGGTAATTGTTTTTGTAAAAAATTTTCAGGATTGGCACCATATATTTGTTCTGCTCCAATCATAGGACTAGCAGCTAAAGCACTGAGTGGTGCATCTTTAATATTAAAAAAATTTTGTAAAGTGTCTTGATAATCTTTTTGTGCTTTTTCAAAACTTTTCTCTAACCCTACTTGCCCATACCCGCCTGTCTCATATGTTTTTTTAACTTGTTCGAAAATTGAATCGGGAGTTTGTGTTAAAATACTTCTTACATCTAAAAAAGGAGATTGTTTTTGTTGAATAAAATCAAGATCTATTTGTAAAGGATCATCTTCTATTTGACCCATTTGTCTTCCTTTTAATTTTTGACCTGTAAAAAAAGATTGAGCCTTTGATGCATCATAGGCTTGATCAAATTTATAGTCAGATAAAACCTCTTGTTCTTTTGGAACCTGTGCCATAAATAATTCATCTTGTGCCTTTTTAATTTTATTTTCTCCTATCTCTCTAACTTGTTGGTCTGTTAATCCAGTTAACGATGGATTGTTTTGTGCTATGTCCACCTCTAAATTAACCTTCGCACCTTTAAAATTTTCTTGTTTTGTCCTAAAGTTTGAAACATCTTTGAATAAATCAGCTGATTTTTTATCAAAAATTCTTGATATTTTATTAGCGTCAGCTTCTAATGTTTGGTCTCCTGTTCTCAAATAATCAGTTGCTCGTAAAAAAGCCTCATCAAGAGTATCACCCATGCCAATACGAAGTAAAGAATCACCCGTTACAAAAAGAGCCTCTGGCACAACACCAAACTTTAGCACACCTCTTCCAAGTTTGTACGCTCCATTTAAAAATTTTGATGCGTTTCTAGCTTCAGCTCCAGGTTTAATATTACCGGTGTTAATTTTTTCTGCACCACGTGAAACACATTCTCTTGTAGGAGTTCCGCCTGCTTGACCTGCAAATCTTTTATTTCCACAACCAAGAGCCGCTAAGTTTTTTGCTAATTCTCCTGTTTTAACAATAGTTTGTTTTGTAACTGATTTTGATGGTGTTGGTTTAACCACGGTTTGTTTTTCAAATGGAGTGTTGACCGCTTTAAAATTATCTGCAACAATATTAGATACTCCATCAGTAACTTCAATTACTTTTTTATTCCCTAATCTAATATTATTTTTAGCGTCTCTTACAGTTAAATTATATGAAGACAAAAAATTATCTATCTGATTAATAACTTGATTATTAGGTTGTTCAACTGGAATTCTTTTAAAGTTGTCCATAAAGGAGCCGATATTTCCTGTGGCCATCTGCAAATTGTTTGGAAAATAAATATTTCTTGTCCCACCTTTAACACCAGAAATATGTTCAATGTCAAAAAATTTGTTAGCAGCGGCCCTTTCTTTAATTTTTTGTGCTACTTCTAAATCTGTAAGATCCTTATATTTATCAAATGAAAGTACACCTTTAGATAAATTGTCCATTGATGCATTTAATCTCATAGATTGAATATATTTTTTATTAGCAGCTATATCTTCAAGTGACATGTTTTTAACTTTGTCGTTCATAGCTTTTATATCTAAAAAAATTTCATCAGACAGTTGCCCTGCTTCACCTCCAGCAAACTTTTTACCTTTAATTAATTTTTCGGTTCTTGTTTTTTTTGTAGCTGTAGTGCCTGTGCCCGGTCCTGTTTTTTTAAACTCGGCTATATCCTCTCCTTTTTCTCTTAAAATTCTTTGTATTGCTTTTTGTTGAGAATCCTTAGTTTCACCAGGAAAATATTTTCTACCTAATCCTATTACTGATCCTTCTCGTTTACCCTCTCCAACCACTTGTAAATATTCTTTATAAATTTTATCTTTTATTTTTTGATCAACTATTTTTTTTTCAGATTTACGTGTTGTTTTAAAATCCACTTTTTGGTCTCTTTGTTTTACTCCAGTTCTAGTAAACTTATCTCCTTTTTTTGGTTTATAACCTTCAGGACTTTTATTTAAAAAATTAGCAAACTCTTTAGCAGATAAATTTTTATTTGCATTTCTTAATTTTAAATAATCCTCGTTTGTTAAGGTCGCACTTAATTTTTGTTTTCTAAATTCTTTCGCTGCATTTAAAGCTTCCTCAAGTGAACCATATTGAGATGTTGAAAAAAATTTTTCTATACCCTGTTTCCTTGATCTAACTCTGTATCCAATAATATCCCCACTACCACTTTTCATTGGAGATATGTTTTCTCTGACAGCTCCACCATTATTAAACCTTTCTCTTGGGCCTGTGAGGTAGTCCATCATCTGTTCGTAGTGTGCTATCTTCATTACATCCCCAACATATATGCAAGACCACCGCCTGCTTTTTTAATTTTAGTTTCGCCAACCTCGTCCAAAATATCATCGTAAGAATCTAAACCGAAATCAACATCTTTCATTTTACCTTCCGCGTCAGGTTTTACCGTAACCTCTTCATACGAGTCAGGATATTTAATTACTTTTTTTCTAGTCTCATCATAATATTGTCCACCAGGCGTAAAATCTAAATATTCTTCGCTAGTGTAATTATCTCTTTTAATACTTAAACTT